GGAAGTTCCTTAAAATCAAGGGATTGCCGACCTATCGCTTTTGTGGTCGCGAGGCTTATGTACCCGATGAGTACGCAAGCCTGCTATTCAATCAGGCTACGGCAATTGAGACTGGCAACTATTCGCCGTGGCCCGGCCAATTCGACTACCAACAAGGTATCTCGACTATCGCGACACGGAAGAAGAAGTTCTGTGTATTCGCGGAACCGGGACTCGGCAAGACGTTCATTATGGGCGAGTGCGTTCGGCACGCGATGCCATACCTTCGCGGCAAGCGGGCGTTGATTGTCTCGCCGCTCATGGTGGTCGATCAGACGCTAGGTGAGTTTGCCAAGTTCTACGGCGATGCGTTGCAAGTGCGTAAATTGAACGCCGCGAACCTGCAAGCCTTCCTTGACGGCGAAGGCGAAGAGCAAATCGGCATCGTCAACTTTGAGGCAATCAAAGAGGAACTGACGCAAGGCAAGCTCGGACTGCTGGCGATAGATGAATCGAGCATGATGAAGTCGCATTACGGCAAGTGGGGCACGAAGCTCATCGACCTGGGCAAGGGACTGGAATGGAAGTATTGCTTCACCGGCACGCCTGCACCGAATGATCGCATCGAGTACGCAAACCACGCGGTATTCATGGATGCGTTCCCTAACGTGAATAGCTTCCTGGCTAAGTTCTTTGTGAACCGCGGACAGACCAACGAACGATGGGAACTGCGACCGCACGCATTGAAACCGTTTTATCGGGCGTTGTCGCATTGGTGCATCTTCCTGGTGAATCCCGCGACCTACGGATGGAAAGACAACAGCGGCACGCTCCCGCCGATCAATGTCCACATTCACGACGTGGAACTAACGCCGGAGCAGGTGGCCTTGACCATGAAAACCAGCGGCCAGCTTATTGCAACGGAATTGGGCGGCATCTCATCGCGGGCCAGCTACGGACAAATTGCAAAGGGGCATTACAAAGGCGAGCACATCCCGACCAATAAGCCGGAGTTTATTCGCTCGCTAGTGGAATCATGGCCGGATGAATCGACGATCATCTGGTGCATCTACAACGAAGAACAGCGGAGCATGGCTAAGACGTTTCCCGATGCGGTGGACATTGACGGCGACACTCCACTGGCGAAACGATTGGAGGGCATCGCGGAGTACAAATCGCGCGAGCGGCGTACCCTGATTAGCAAGTCGAAGATATTAGGCTTTGGGTTGAATCTCCAAGTGACGACTCGCATGGTATTCAGTGGATTGCAAGATTCCTACGAAGGCTACTGGCAGTGCATCAAGCGTGCTAACCGCGTAGGCAGCACGTTGCCGCTCAACGTCCACATTCCGATCACGGACATTGAGCGGCCCATGATTGAGACGGTGCTGAGGAAGGCTAAGCGAGTGCAACAGGACACGGAAGAACAGGAAGCCATTTTTAAAGAAAGCGGGGTGGTTTTGTGAATAAGCGTATTTTCATTTACGTGCTTGAAGATCCGATTACCGGAGAGTGGCGGTATATCGGCAAAACCGAGAACCCGCGAGTGCGGTTGCGTAACCACTGCAATGAAAAAACGAGGTGCCATAGGTCGCACTGGATTCAGTCTCTTAGAAAGATCGGCCAAAAGCCCGTAATGCGAATACTGCAAGTCGTTCCGAAGTGGGCCGACTGGCGAACGTGCGAGCGAATGTGGATTCGCTTTGCTATTGATCGCTACTGGCCGATAACCAACGGAACAATGGGCGGCGATGGCGTGGAAGCGACTCCGGAAACGCGGGCTAAAATCAGCGCTTCCCGAAAGGGTCAAAAACTGAATCCGAAGCAGCGTGAAATCTGTATCCGCAACCTTAAAGCGACAAAGCCAGGCGACAAGTTGCCGCTCAGTACCAGACAGAAGATAGCGGCGGCGCGGCGTGGCATGGCGTTTTCCGCCGATCATAAACGCAACATTTCATCAGGCAAACGAAAGCTTAGCGATGAGCAGCTATCGCTCATTCGCGAGTATCTTCGTAGCGGCATTCCGCAAAGTCGTATTGCCAAGTTAGTAGGGGTATCCCAGCCAACCGTCTGTGCCGTTAACCGCTCAGCAAGGAAGTTTCTCAATGCTTGACATTCTCGCCGGCGACCCGTGGAAGATTTACGATGGCGACTGTATCGCCCACATGCATGACCTGCCACGAGAATGCATGGACGTTGCAATGTTCAGCCCGCCATTTCCGTCAACATTCGCTTACACAAGCCTCGTTGAAGACATTGGGAATAGCGAGGAATTACAGAACGAAGTCAAGCTGCACTTCTCGTTTTTCTTCAAGGCACTTCGCCGGGTAATGAAGCCCGGTCGTGTTGTCGTTGTTCATTGTGCTCAGATCGGTAGGCTTAAACGAGCAGGCGAAGAAGGCTTGTTTGATTTTCGCGGCCTGCTTATTCGACTCGCACAGCGGGCGGGATTTATTTACGAATACGACTGGCTAATAAGGAAAAACCCACAAGCTCAGGCGATTAGAACCCGCAAGTGGGAAATCAAGTTCCAGGGGCTAGAGGCGGACCGTTCAATCAGCCGTGGCGCATTACCGGACTACCTGCTGAAGTTTAGGACGCCGGGAGAGATTGCCGTCAAGATCAACAGCAAGGGCCAAGTCTCCCGCAACGATTGGATTAAGTGGGCCGAGTCATGTTGGGACGACATTATCGAAACCGACACGCTCAATGTCGCAGAGGGCCGTGGCGAAGATGACACGAAGCATATTTGCCCGCTCCAATTGGAAATCTATCGGCGGTTGATCCTGCTTTACACCAACCCTGATGAAATCGTATTCGAACCGTTCGGCGGGATTGGTAGCGGCGGTTTTGTCTGCCGCGGCGGGAAGTCACCCAAGACAAAGAAGCAACTTACGGACCAGCGGCGTTACTATTGCTGCGAGATCAAAGAGGAATACATCGCGGCGAACCATCGAAATTTGGCGCGGGCTGAAGAACAGTACACGAACGCTAATGAAGTGTGTTTGCCGGGATTTAATTTATGAACCTACTTATCGACGCCACAAACTATTGTCACACCCTCTGGGCCGGAACCTCCGGGCGCACCAACCTCGCGCAGTCGCTCTTGTCGCTCGCCGCACACTTCCAAGAGCGGCATCAGGCTAGGGTTACCGCCGTATTCGACGGCCCAGGTCCCACTTGGCGACACGAACTCTACCCCGAGTACAAAGCCGGGCGCACGGAAAAACCCAAGGAATTACTCGATGCGCTGGACGAAGCCCGCCGCGCCTGCGACCGCGAAGAGATCCTTGGACCCGACATCCCAGGCTATGAGGCTGATGACGTTATCGCCACGCTCGCCACTGGTCTCATCGCCAAAGGTAAGAAGGTGGTCGTATGCTCGCGAGACCGCGACCTGTGGCAGCTTTTAGAGCCGGGGAAGTTATCAATCATCCGGCAAGCGAACCGCGTTCAAGGCCAATGGGACTGCCGATTTATCACCGCCGATCTATTCACGAAGGAAACGCGGTTGGTCCCCGCGCAGTGGCCTGACTTTCGGGCGCTGTCCGGTGACGCCAGCGACAACTGGCCGGGAGCTCCGGGTATCGGCACGAAGACCGCGGAGACGATCCTGACCACTGCTGGCTCACTTGAGCGCGCCGCAGCGAATCCCTGGAACATCAAGATCACGGAGAGGATTCGTGACTCGCTGCTGGCGTTTGATTGGCGGCTGGGGTTAAGGCTGATGACGTTGAAGAGGGATGTGCCTATTTTGGCGACTTGTCCGGCGGACTAGACATGCGGTGATGAGGGAGCGGAAGGAAGCTCAAACGGCAAGAGGGCCGAACGTGAAACGAGACACGGTAGTCAAGGTGAAGTTCAAGCGTTTACAGAGGCAATTAAAGTTGCCACTCTGGCAAGCGATGGGACTACTTGAAGCCTTGTGGCATTGCACAATCACCAACTCCCCAGATGGTGACATTGGCAGGCTATCTAACGACGACATCGCGGCCGCAATTGAGTGGGATGAGGATGCCGACAACCTCGTGAACGCGCTCGTTCAAACTGGCTGGCTAGACGCTGATGACGAGTTCCGACTGATCGTTCACGACTGGTCGCAGCACGTTCCTACATACCTAAAAGGGGCATACGAAAAACATAGAAAGTTGTTCGCCGACCAAGTTGCTAAGCAGCGTGCTAAGCAGGATATAGAGCAGGGTGCTAAGCAGGGTGCTAAGCAGGGTGCTTCGGAGGGTGCTGGGAGGTGTGCTACCTATCCTAGCCTAACCAAACCTAACCTATCCAAGCCAAGTCAAACCAATGTTGGCGCAGCTTCGCCGCCCACGGAAGAGAGTCCCAAGCCACCAGAAAGCCCTCCTCGGCAGATCGCAGAGGACGTGCCCATTCCGGTCGCCTTGGACACTCAAGAGTTTCGAGCAAGTCGAGACCGCTGGCTTGCCCGTCGAAGGAAAAAGCGGTGGTCAGTCGATGTCGATCACGTTACTCGGCAATATCAACGACTGGAACCTCTAGGCGTGGCCAATGCCATCGCCTGCATGGACCTCAGCACTGACAACGATTACCAAGCCCTTTGCGTTGAAAGGTTTCAAAATGACGGAAAACCAAAACATCGACCCACAACCGGAGCGGGACAACGATTTGACCCAACCGCCGATGTCGGAGCGGGATTTCGAACGGATAGCTGAATCTCTCAGGATTCGGCAAGAGCAGGCCCGCAGGGAAGCAGGCGGCATTCCACGAGCCATCGACCCATCGCCTGTTGTCCAGAAAGTGATGTCGATTAGCGAAACCGAAGTCCAGGAACGCAGGCAGCGGATGGCGGACCAAGACCGGGAACGCGTTCTTCGGCAGCGACATGAGGCGTGGGAGTCGTTCGTTAATCGTCGTGGCCGCCGATACGAACATTCGCGTCTTGGCAATTTCGACCAACAGCACGAGAAGCAAAAACTGGCGGTTGAGGTGCTCACGGACTACTGCGAGCATGTCACTGAAAATATAAACACTGGAACTGGCGTGCTGTTTATCGGCCCTCCCGGAACCGGCAAAGATCACCTGATGGTAGCACTATGTAGAGCGGCAATTTTGGCAGGACGAACAGTCCGGTGGGAGAACGGGCAAGACTTGTGGGGTAGCGTTCGTGATGCGATCAGCGACGACAAAAACGAAGCGGCGATGATTCGTAGTTATGTGTCATGTGACGTTCTGGCGCTCAGTGATCCATTGCCGCCCCGCGGTGAAATGTCGCCCCATCAAATCGCCACACTGTTTCGTATCATCGATGGCAGGTATAGCAACCTGCGCCCGACATGGGTGACGCTAAATGTTGCCAATCGGGTGGAGGCGGAAGAGCGAATGGGTGCGCAAATCATTGACCGTTTAGCGCATGGTTCGTTGGCGGTTATTTGCAACTGGCCAAGTTACCGCAAGGCATCACCATGACCCTAGACCACCTCCTAACTCGCATCGAAGTCCTCTTGAACCGAGACCCGCCGCTAACGGCTCGCGCTCACGAAGCTCTCGACGACTGGGAACGCGAGCGGCAAACGATCAATGACGACGTGCTGACGATGCACCTCGAAGCGACTGGACTCGATGAACGTACCGCGAACTCACTGGCACGCATCGGCCTATTCACGGTCAAGGATGTTGTTGAGTCGAGTGATGCGAAACTGTTGACCGCGCCGAACTTCAGCCGCGGGTCTCTGTTGAACGTGCGGAATTTCGTGAAAGGATTTGTGGTTGAATGAAAATCCTAGCCATCGATCCAGCCACATCCTGCGGCTTCGCCATCGGCGACAACAAGCAACTCCTCGCGCATGGCGTGTGGAACCTTGGCGCCGGCCGACCCATCGAAGCGCAGCACCGCGAACTTGAAAACCAACTACTCAACGCGATAGCCGCCTACGATTGCGGCATGATCGCGACTGAGAACGCTGGCTTCGGTTCGCGTAACCCAGCCGTGCAAGCGATGCACAACGAGCGCCTCGGTGTGATACGATTGGTCGCGTGCCGCTCTGGTTGCGAAGTACGAACCTTTCAGCCGACGACGATCAAGGCTTACGCGACGGGCAGCGGCCGCGCGAAGAAGCCACAAATGATCGCTTCACTCAAGACGCACTTCGGAATCGAGATCGACAGCGACGATGAGGCCGACGCGATTTGGATTTGGCACTTGGCGACCAGGCCAGACTGTTGGGCGAAGAAAGCGGCGACCGCGAAGCCTAAGCGAAAGAGCAAGGTGCCACGCGGTAAGCAACCCAAGTTGTTTGGTTGATTGTCCGAGCGGGGTCAGGGGCGAGTTATTTTTTAGGGGTCTACGATGCCGGAGAAAATTTAAATGAGTAACCAAAACAAACCGACCAGAACGCCTCCGACCGAGCCGGGGGATTGGGAGTTTACGCGGGCCGATAGCAGTGCGGTTTACAGGCTGCAAGTGTATCGGCTGCAAGTGTATCGAAGCGGCGGCGGTGCGTACTGGTGCCGCAATGCGGAAAACACGATTATCTGCGACGTGAAAACAATGCCTCCCGGCTACTGGCGACGTGCCGCCACGCTCGAACCCTTCGCGCCGGTGCTGCCGCTGGTGGAGTTATGGGAAGCCGAACACGGTGGCGAGACGGTGAGATTGTGCAAGCATGGTGTCGCTGCGGTGGTACTCAAAGACGACTGCGAGATATGGACTGAATTGTGGCGAGTCATCGAGCGCTGCTACACCAACCTTCGCCGTACACACGTTTGCAAATGGGAGCCATGCGATGAATAGTATCTGGATAGCGAGGGATGGTGACGGAACGCTGATGGCTTACTTCGACCTGCCCAAGTACGACCAAGGCGAATGGTGGGGGAAGCCCGAACGATTCAAGGAGCTGCCGGATGCGTGGCTCCCCGAAATCAAACCCGGCGAGTGCCGCGAGTTTGTGATGAAAACGCCTGAGCAAATCGCGAGAGAGGCAGCGGAGAAGTTGACGCCGATGCCAGACGAATACGCGGCGAAGCGATTTTGATTGAAAGGAGCGATAGCCATGCACGAATGTCCAAATTGCGGTCAAGCTTGCGATTGCATCGGTGACGACCTCTGGAATGACCTGGAGGCCGAGCATTGCCAATGTGACTGCGAGGATGAGTACGAAGATGAATTCGATGATTACGGGGTCGAGCATGGATTTGAGGACAGCGACTAGGAACCCCAGCGAAAGGACTCACATGACCGATGGACCGACAGACGACCTCGACCCGCTCGACCGACGCAAGAAATTTGCCGAGAGGCTTGTGGCAGGCAAGCGATTCGTCGTCCCCGCCAACACCCTGGGAGCGGTGACAATCGACGTGATTGCGGACGGCGGCGGCCTGGCCTTTGTCTGCTCGCGGCCTGATGGGGTGCGCGTGCGGTATGGGTGGGCGGAGGATTTGCGGCTGGTGATGGAGGATTGAGGCGGACTCCAAAAGCGGCACAAACTGCCGTCGCGCACGGCGGCGGTGAGGCTGGCGATTGCGATGGCACTGGCGGCGAAACCCGCCAAACTTGACAGGAAGGGTAGAAAGCCCGCATAATACCCCCAGCGGCGGACCCATCCCCGCAAATCCATAACCCGGCGTGTTTGACCACAGCCCACGTGACTGCCCCAAGCGGTTGCGCGGGCTTTTTTCGTTGGTGCTTTCCCAAAGGTGCGGTAATGACTCAACTCTCTTCCGAAGTCGAACTTCTTCGCGGCCAATGTCTCGCCGCAGTCGGCGAAGTCAACCAGGAATCGGCAGCCGGTCCACTGGACCCGTTCCGCAACTTGGTGACGTGGCTGCTCACGCAAAAGGATCTGGTTTCGAAGGAAGCCCTCATCCTCGCCGCTGAATCGGCTTGGGACTTCATCGTCAAATACAACTTCCAGCAAGTGCCGGACGTGATCGAAGTTCCCCTCAAGGCGTGGCTTCGTGGTCAGATTCGACCGCTGATCGAGCGGATTTACATGGGGAGCTAGTCTCATGTCCGACTGGCTCACCCTTCTCGTCGTGGTCCTCGCACTAGGCGGCATGGCTACCGCCAATGCTCGCGCCGCCGCGTCGTCTGCGATCACGCTTGCGCGCTCGTGCTGGGCGCGTATTCGCAGCGGCGCGGGCGGCGTGAGTCTAGACCGCTGGTGGCTGATGACCTTCGCCATCGGCCT